ACAAAAAAAGGAGAACGTTTAGGTAATCCAGATTTTGGCTCTGATTTATTTAGAGTTGTATTTGAACAAGAAGGAGATGATATAGAAAGTAAGGTAGAAGAAGCTATTCGTTCAGCTATGAGTCAATGGTTACCTTTTATAATAGTAAATGAAATAGAAACACAATTTTCAGATATAAATAAAAATATTATTAATGTGTCTATTGGGTTTTCTATAAATGTAGACGCAACTAATAAAGATAAATTATCTATTGACTTGGTAAATTACTAGGAGATAAAAAATGCCTTATACAGCACCAAAAGATAAATCAGTAAAAGAAGTTAGATATCTAAATAAAGATTTTACATCTTTTAAAGATAATCTGATTGAATTTACTAAACAATATTTTCCAAACGAATACAACGATTTCAATGAGTCTTCACCTGGTATGATGTTTATTGAAATGGCATCTTATGTTGGTGATGTTCTTTCTTATTATATTGATAACCAATTTAAAGAAAGTTTACTAGCGTTTGCTGAAGAAAAGAAAACAATTTATAATATGTCTCAAGCATTGGGATATAAACCAAAATTATCAACAGCCGCTTCTACTGAAGTAGATATATTTCAAACAGTTCCAGCTACAACTTCAGGAACAGGTGATAGTTTTGAAACTGCTCCTGATTTTGATTACGCTCTATTAATTAAAGCTGGAATGGAAATAGAATCTGATAGTGGAGTGACATTTACTACACAAGAAGATTGTAATTTCAAATTTGAAAGTCAATATGATTCAAGAGAACAAAGTATATACGAAAGCTCTGGTGATACACCAGTAACTTATTTACTAAAAAAATCTGTTAAAGTTTCTAGTGGTACTGTAACTACAGAATTTATTACTTTTAATAATGCTGAAAAGTATAAAAGAATAGCTTTAGCTAATTCAGATGTAACGGAAATAATTAGTTGTACAGATAGTGATGGTAACAGCTGGTATGAAGTTCCATTTCTAGCTCAAGATACAGTATTTACAGATATGGAAAATTTATCAACTAATGATGACCAACTATATACTTATGCTGACCAAGCACCTTATCTATTAAAATTATTAAAAACATCAAGAAGATTTACAACTTATATTAGACAAGATGGTAAAACGGAATTAAGATTTGGAGCTGGTACATCTGATAGTCCTGATGAAGAAATAGTTCCAAATCCAGATGAGGTTGGTTCTTCTTTACCTGGTTCTCCAACTTATCTAAACACAGCTTTCGATCCTTCTAATTTTTTGAATACTAAAGCTTATGGACAAGCACCGTCTAATACTACATTGACAATAAAGTATAGATATGGTGGTGGAGTAAATCACAACATTCGTTCAAATAGTTTAAGAAATGTACAATTTTCAAATGTTACATTAGATGATACAGGACTATCAGCTGCTTTAGTTACAACAACAAGAAATTCTATCGCTGTAAATAATCCAACACCGGCCGCAGGTGGTAGGGGTCCTGAAAGTATTGTTGAAGTTAAGAATAATGCTTTAGCTTATTTTCAAGCACAACAAAGAGCAGTTACTAAAGAAGATTATATAACAAGAGTATACGCTTTACCGGCAAAGTATGGTAATATTGCAAAAGCTTATATAGTACAAGATACTCAGTTAGATAGTAAAACAGGAGCTAATGCAGATGACAGAATAATAAATCCATTAGCTCTTAATTTATATGTTTTAGGATTTGATGCAGGTAAAAAATTAACTAATATAAATCAAGCAGTAAAGGAAAATATCCAAACTTACCTAACTCAATTTAGAATGGTTACGGATGCTGTAAATATAAAAGACGCTTTTGTAATTAACATAGGAGTTAAATTTAATATACTTGCTAAAGCTGGATACAACAAGGAAGAAGTGATTCTTAGTGCTATACAAGTAGTTAAAGATTACTTTAATGTAGATAAGTGGCAAATAGGACAGCCAATTGTTTTAGCTGATTTAGCTTATCAGATATCTTTAGTTGATGGTGTTGCTGCTGTAGTTAATCCTGAAGAAGAAAGTTCAAATAAAAATTCTATTCTAATAACGAATAAATATGTAGAAGCGGATGGTTATTCAGGAAATGTTTTTGATATAATAAGTGCAACTAAAGATGGTATTATATATCCATCTGTAGACCCAAGTTGTTTTGAGTTAAAATTTCCAAATGTTGATATTGAAGGCCGTGTAGTTGGTGATTCGGCTGGAAGTCCTGGCAGTTCTAATGGAGGATCGTACTAATGAATTATTTTATTTTTCCTGATATAGATACAACTTTATATCAAGCTACAGGTAGTGGTAACACTGGTTTAGATGAGATACTAGAAATACAAAAAACTATGAGCACTTCTGGTGGTAATATTAAAGTATCTCGTATACTTATGAAATTTGATTTAAATGAAGTATCAGCATCTATTGTGGATGGTACTATTACTAATCCTAAATTTTATTTAAATATGTTTGATGCTAATTCACAAAATTTAAGTACTTCTCAATCGTTATACGCTTATCCTATAAGTCAAAGTTGGCAAGAAGGACAAGGATTTTACGGAGATGATCCGATAACTACTGAAGGAGCTAGTTGGGAATTTAGAGACGGACTAACTCAAGCAACTAGATGGTCATCTACTGTATCTGCTTCTGGTGGAACTTGGTTTTCTGAAGTTTATGCTTCACAATCATTTGAATATGAAACGGATGATATGAGAATGGATGTTACTCCAATAGTAAATAAATGGTTAGATGAAACTTACCCGAATGAGGGATTTATAATTAAAAGAAGTGGTAGTTTTGGAAATACAGATACAAATACTGATGAGGGAAGTCAAGACAGATTGGGTGATTTTAAATTCTTTTCAAGACAAACTCATACGATATATCCACCCAAATTAGAAGTTGAATGGTATGATACAAAATGGAGTACTGGTTCTTTAGATCCATTAGTATCTTCGGAGTTAGAAGATTTAATTGTGTATATGAAATCTTTAAGACCTGAATACAAAGAAAAGTCTAAAGTAAAATTCAGATTATGTGGTAGAGGTAGATACCCAACAAAATCTTACTCAAACACTTCTTCAGAATATCTAACACAAAAATATTTACCAAGTGGTAGTATAGAAAATATCGGTGGTGATGGTGCTTACTATTCAGTAAAAGATACTCAAACTGAAGATGTAATTATACCTTATGGTACAGGCTCTCTTATAAGTTGTGATTCAACTGGTAATTACTTTAATCTTTGGATGAATGGTTTACAATCGGAGAGGTATTATAAATTTGAGTTCAAAGTTGTTAGTGGAAGTAATACTGATGAAGAAACAGTACAATACTTTGATGATGATTTTGTATTTAAAGTTGTGAGATAAAAAATGCCATACACACAAGAGGAGTTAAACAAACTACCATTTTATCAAAATTTGATTGATAAAGATGAACAGTATTATTTAATAAAGAAACAAAAATTAGTTCAAGAATCTGATGCATTAGGAGCAGCTAATGATGGTAGTCAGTTAGTTAGACATAAAGGTGATGGTTCTATTTTATTGTTTGAAGACCCTTATGAAAATAAATTACCTGAAGATCCTGAAACAAAGATTATTTATAATATGAGTGTAAAAAAATTAAAAATAAATTTAGAGTATGGTAGTGTACTAGATGAGGTAATAGATAGAGAATTTAAGGAAATAACATAATGTCAAGTCAATTAAAAGAAAAAGATTTACAATTACTTGATGCCAATCTTCAGATAAAAGTAGGTCAAAAACCATATGAAGATGGTTTTTGGGGAACACATGCATCAAGAGATTTTGTTCATTTTCAGCTTTTTGATGATAATAATAATCTGATACAATTTAAAAACTTACCTTTATCAGAATTTATGGTTAATACATCAACCAATAATATTGAATTTTATCCTGGTAAACATATAAGAAATATGGGTTATCAAAGTGGAACTTTCAATGTAAAGTACAATTTTCTTAGAAAGTTAGCTGGAGATGAAGCTTCAGTTTTAGTTCACACACTCAATACATCTACTACTAAAATAGGTGATGTTTATACTAATATGAATGCAGTTCATGTTACCGAAGATGGACTAATATTTGCAGCAACTGAAGAAGAATATAAACGTAATTCAACTACTGTAGAACGATTAAATATAGAGGATTTGAAATATCAAATTGATTTAATATCTCCAAGTAGAACTGAAATTAGATTAAAACCAAAAAATATAAATGGATCTTATATTGATGAATTTGTCGATATACAAACTTCTATTATATCAAATAACATAAATGAAAATATTCAAATTGTAGGTGAGTTATATGAATCTAAAAGATTGAAAATTACTTCTAATGATAATTTTATCTTCACAGATAAAATGGTTGGTGGAACTATAACAATTAATGATGTTTACAAAATAGATGAAATAACAGTGCCTGCTAAAACTGAAAATAATTTTTTTAACAATCCAGATTTTGAAAATGTTTGGACAAATAGTGATGGAACAGTTTTTACTGCAGAAAATCAATATGAGTGGGATTCAAACTTACACGATGATGCGATTAGAGCTGATAGTTGGACTCCTGGATTTGCTAGTTACAATAGTGAAACTCATCCATTTTTTGGCACTGCTCCCTATGGTTATCATGCAAAAATAGTTCAAAACGAAGGAGTTGGTGGTAGTAATTGTATTAAATTTACAGACCAAAATGAAGCTTTTATGGATTTACCAGCATGGCCAAATGAACAACGTTATAGAGGATTATCTATAAATCAACAGATGGGTGATTTATTATCATCTGGAATAAGTAGAGGAGACCTTATAAATATAAGTTTTGATGTAAAGAGTACAGTTGCTAATAAAGGTGTAAAGGTAATGGTTAGGTATCCTGATAGGTTAGAGTCAGAAGAAAAACCAGAAAATCCACCAACAGGTTATTATAATCCAACTTTTCCTGGCAGTACGGAAACTCAACCTACAAGTCCTCCAGCAGAATATCAAGCACCAGGAACTTCAGCGCTGTTAGAAGATGAACCAGAAAGAAGTGTTTTTGGATTACTAACACAATATGATGATTTAACTGAAGCAATAATAAATAATTTAAGAGTAGGAGATACTACCAGTTTGTTTCCTCGTGGTGTAGGAGCTTGGAGAATTAGTGAAATTCAGTATGAACAAGAAGGAACAATGTCTAGACCACAACCACTTTTTACATGGGAAGAAAATATAAGTGATGCTAATGGAACATTAAGTACTGAAGGTCAATGGGTATGGAATGGTGATGCGTGGGTAAATGCTCCAGGTTTTGAAAACGCGCCTGTTGCTCCTGAAGGAACTGTAAATAATCCAAAAGCAGTAAATCATCATCCATTTCAAACTCCAGGACAAGGTTTTGCTAAATATAAAAGAGAAACATACAGAGGAGAAAATAGAGGATGGCAAACTGGTACTCAAGTAGGTAACGATCGATATATTTTATTTAAAGATGATTTAGTTTGGCGGGGAAAGGGAAACAGTAACAGTAATGGCGATATAATATGTCAATCTATTGAAGATTTTTTTGGTAGCACTGTATTTAGAACCAAAAAATTTGAGGGTGAAGATGGTGTTGAAAGATCTTTGTATGATGATATTTTTGAAAATGGGTTTATTCAATCAGTTACAAGAGCTAGAAAAAACGAAACAGGTGGGGGTACTAATAATAGAATAAGAGATGGTCATTACATTATATTTTATAATGATGGTAGAGGAAATCCAGATACTTCCAATAAATTTTTTCAAATAAAAAGAGGAGAGAATAACTTTTACCATACACCACAAGACACTAATCACAATAATCCTGCTAGTGTAAAAACATATATAAGTTCACTTCTAAACGATAAAATAAATGAAAATAATTTAAAGTTTGAAGTTACTTTTAGAAGAAAAGGTTCGAAATTTAGATATTACTACGCAGTAGGAAGTAGAGTTCACAGAGCTGATGATGGTAATGGAGATATTTCTAATGACACTCTTAATAGTATGGAGGATTATCCAGCAAACTTATCAGCTAAATTTCCTCATTTAGAAAGTGAACCAGTAGCTTGGTTTCCTAAAGATGCTACAGCTTCTTCTGATTGGTCTAGATTTAATGCAATACATAATGAAGTAAGAGTTAGAAGAGCTGATAGTGATGGGAATTTAGAGTACGAAAGAGATATTCAAGAAGTTTTTTACAACGCTGGGGTGGTAAGAGGTTCAATAGGAGCTACTTCTTTTTTATTCAGTGCAATTCCAACAGATTTAACTTATGGTGTTAGAAATCCATCAGCAGATAATTATGGAGTTCATGCTTCAGAATTTGATTTTCTAGAATATGATCCTGTAGAAGAACCAATATATGATAATGGTTCTGCTATATTTTCTTTTGATTTTAATCCAACTAAAGATGGAACTCTTAGTGAAGGTGGTGCATGGAAATGGAATGGACAAACTGCAATTTGGGAAACAGTAGCAATTTCACCACCAAGATATCACTATGTGGTTCATCCATCAACAACTCAAATTGTAGCGCCTGAAGTAGCTGGAGAATGGCAGAGATTTGATATTGAAATAAAGATTCCAGATGATTGGCAGTTAAGTCAGAATTGGCGTATTTACTTTAATGGTGATGGAACTTCTACAGGTCACACACAACAAGGAATTGTATGGGTAGATAATGTATTTTGTGATTTTACTTTAGTAGCACAAAGTCAAACTCAGCCAGTTTTTAGACCCTACAGCTCTCAAATACTATCACTACAAAGTCAAAATGAAGTTTTAGTAGAAAAGAGTATAAGAGATTTAGGAGATGAGATTGGAGCTCAAGATATAGATTTAGCTGGTGAGGGAGATGGTAATCCTGATATATACAATGTAACCTCTGATAATAATTTTAGCTCATTTAAAATCACCTATACAAATTTTAATCCAAGAGATTTAAGAACTTATTTAAAGTTTGATAATGATTTGTTTTTGACAACTAACTTTAAATCAGATAGAATATCTGCTCCAAATTTTCCACACTCTATTGTATATAAATTATATGAACCTTTACCAAAAAGTTATGAAAAATATGATGAGTGTGTTGTTGTTAAGGAAATGGCTAATCCATTAGTAGAAAAAATTAGAATAATTGATTTTGTTCCCGAAGATGAACCAAGTTTAGTTTTAAGAACACCTGACCTAAATAATGTTGAAAGTCCTATTCAAAGAAGAGTAACAGAATATAAAACTGAATCTGATATCTTAACAGATGATGATACTATATCTAATGAATTAAGAAATGAATTTTTGAGTCAAAGCTTAGATAGCGTTGAAATAAATACAGATTATTCTCGTTATGAAAATTTTGTTAATTTTAGTTCAGCTGAAACTAGAGTTAGAAATTTTAAGAGAAAACTTGAAGATATAGAATCACATAAAATTTCTAGTGCTTCATATATTGGAGTTAGTGGTTCGAATAAAGATCAAAACTTATATCATTTTAAAATAGAGGATGTTAAAAATAATTTAGATGATTTTGAAAAATATATGTATTTTGAAAGTTCTTCTTATAGTAGTGGTTCATTGGGAATATTTTACGATAACGCGTGGCCAAAATCTAGTGGAGCTGGAACTTTGAATAGCCCATATGTATTAGCTCATACAACTTCATCTCAAGCAAATACTTGGTTTACAAATGCTATGGAATCCGCTTCATTGTATGATGAAGATAATCTATCAAAACTAAGCACTTTATTACCTGAACATATAAAAATAGATTCTAAAAATGATGATTATATAAAGTTTACTGACATGATTGGTCATCACTTTGATCATATATGGGAATATATAAACGCATTATCAGACACATATGATAGAAGAGATAAATTAGATGAAGGTATATCTAAAGATTTGTTATGGAGTGTAGCTAAATCTTTAGGATGGGATATGAGTAATAGTAAAGATTTAGTATCTTTACCAAGATATGCTTTAGGTAAAGAAGTGACTGGTTCAGCTTACTCTGATTATTCAGCAACATCTGAAAAAGATATTTCTAGAGAAATTTGGAGTCGTATTATAAACAATATGCCTTTCTTCTTAAAAAACAAAGGAACTGTAAGAGCAATAAAAGGATTAATAAATGTTTATGGTATCCCATCTACTATATTAAGAGTAAAAGAATATGGCGGTCCTGCTTTACCTGATAATGCAAATCCACAATTTGAGATAAGAAGAAAATTTACAAAAGCTTTAGATTTTAGAGGTTCTCAACACATTAAAGTTGCTTGGGCTAATGATACTACATCAGGTAGAAAACCAGATACAGTAGAATTTAGATTCAGAGCAGCTACAGGCTCAAACCAAATACTTGTAGAAAAGCAAGATGATAATAATCAAGATTGGTTTATTAGGTTACAAGACAATGGTTCTACAGATAACTATGGTTCTGTTTCATTTATGTTATCAGGTTCAAAAGTAGGAGTCGATCAAGGACAATATAAAGAAATTAGTTCTTCTGCTTTACCAATATACGATGGTGATTTTTATTCTGTTATGGTCAGAAGGTTAGTAGGTAGTGATTCTACTCCAGTATCACAATCATATGAATTAAATGTAGGTAAGTATGATAATAGTAGAAGTAAGATACATTTATACAGCACATCTACTATGGATGTTACTCAAGCTGCTTCAGCATCATTTAATAATGCTTGGACAGGAAGTGGTAATATCTATATTGGTGGTAGTGGTAGTGCGGCAGATGTAGGGGTTCAGTTTAGTGGTTCAATTATGGAATATCGTCATTGGACAGAAGTATTGAATACTGGTTCATTTAGAAATCATGTAAGAAATCCAAAAGCTTATGATGGTAATAGCATCTCATCATCTTACGAAAATTTAGTTTTACGATATTCAATGAATGATAATAAAGATTTAAGTTCAGATACATCCGGCATTCGTGATGTAAGTTCTAATCAAACACAAACATTGTCAGGATCTCATTCGGGTTTTACAGGAAACTTTTTTAGAAATGTTGTTGATGAGTTGAAAACACATATTCCATCAATCGGCGCTCTAAGAAGAAGTACGGATAAAATTAGAATTGAATCTAATAAATTAAAACCTGGTTTTAATTTAAGTGCAAAACACAGAGCAACTGATAGTGCTTTTGATACTGCTCCTTTAGATTCTAATAGAGTAGGTATATGGTTTGCACCAACTGATGTTATAAACAATGATATAATAGATTCAGTTGGAGATTTAAATTTTGATAATTATTTGGGTGACCCAAGAGATAAATTAAAGTTAAGTTACAGAGGATTGACGAATATTGCTGATAACTATTGGAAAAAATATACAGCTCCAAATAACTTTTGGGATTATATGAGATTAATTAAATATTATGATCAATCTATGTATCCACAAATAAGAAAAATGATTCCTGCTAGAGCTAAGCCTGATATTGGATTGTTAATAGAACCAAATATATTTGAAAGGCCTAAAGTAATACTTGGTAGAACTCCTGATTTAGAAAATACATATTACAGTTCTTCTGTAGATATTACAAAAGAAACTATTGTTATAACTGGTTCATACAATCATGGTTCTTCTGTTTCAGATTATGGTGCTTATACAGGAAGAATTGATATGTACAGTTATGAAACTGGCTCCTCTGTAGTTTCATCTAGCGGTGAAGATTTAAGAAAAGAAGCTAGTGGTTCAGAAATTAGAGATATTTTTACAAATAGAAGTATTTGGCAAAGGTTGGGTGAAGGAAACTATTCAGATGTAACTATGTCTTTTGGAGATACATTAGAGGGTGTAAAAGGTGGTCCTCAACCTGTTATTAGTGGTTCAAGAATCTATGGAGTTAATCAAAGCCAGATGCAATTTTATTCTTCATCTCTTAGTGCTTCTTTAGGCAAGGCGTACTCTTCATCATTCAAAGATACAGATTTGGATAACTATAGTAGTTTATATCAAGGACTTAGAAATTCTTTTTATGTGGGTGTTAAAAATACAGGAAAAACAACTGCTGATAAGAAGTCACCAATAGAAGTTATTATATCAGCGCCAACTAAGCTTGTTACAACAGAGCAAGGAGAGTCTACATTAACTACTGGTGATGGTGTAGTTCCAGAATTTAAAGATGGTGATGATAAAGATGATAAGTTATTAATGTTGACATATGAGGAAAAGAAAAAGAAACAAAAAGGTAAAAAACTTGGGTTAAAAGGCTTGACACAAACACCTATATCTGATCAAGATAAAAAGTTATTTCAAAAGAAATTAAAATTTGAAAAAGAAAAATTAGAAGGAAAATTAGTATCTGAAAAATTATCAGGTGGAGAAGATGCGCCAGTAATACAAACTTATGTAGAACAAACTTTAATTGAAGCAGAACAATTTAAGGGTGAAGTGGATTTACCTGAAGAATTAGAAAAATAATAACAAAAATTTGATATTGTGATATTTATATATGAATCACATTTATATCAAGTACAAATATAATAGGAGTAAATTATGGGATTTCTTAATAATACTACCGTAACTGTAGACGCTATTTTAACAAAAAAAGGTCGTGAGTTATTAGCGCAAGGTACAGAAGCATTTAATATTACTAAATTTGCATTAGCAGATGATGAAGTAGATTATAACCTTTGGGATGTAACTCATCCAAATGGAAGTGATTTTTATGGAAAGGTAATAGAAAATATGCCACTTTTAGAAGCGATACCTGATGAAAATCACGTGATGAGGTATAAATTAGTAACTTTACCAAAAACTACTACTAAAATGCCAGTATTAAAAGTTTTAGGTCCTGATGCAATTACCTTTGACGATAAAGATAGTGAAAATCAATCACAGAAAGTTGGAGCAATTACAAATAATGTAACTGATAGCTCATTTACATTTATATTACATGACCAATCTGTAGCTCAGATGACTGTAACCATAGAAGCTGGTAGTGGTGCTACTGGACAGCAATTCTTCTTAGGGGCAGATGAGGCTTCTAATAGTCAAACTGAAGTGGGAATGGAAGTTATGATTAAAGTATTGAAACAAACTGCTGCTAGTGTTACTCAATTAACTATAGTAGGTAATGATACAGGTGCTACTGCTTCTATAACCATAAATAATAACTTAGTTACCATAGTGTAATAGGAGGAGTAAAAAATGCCAACATATAGAGATTTTAATGTAGAGCTTGATAATAGTTTAGAATCAAGTGATATAGTAACAAATGTAAAAGATACAGTATCTTCAGGAATGTGGGAGAATGGTGCTGGTACACTAACCACATTCTTTACATCATCCACACAATCAGGTTCATCAGCAGCTTACTATTTAGATGTTTATGGAACTAATCCACAATCAGATTCAACTGCTAAAGCTCAATTTTCAGTAGCTTATGGGCATGTTAATGGAAGTGGTTCTGCTGGCGCTGTAGGTATAGATGGTAATAGAGCATCTGCTACTATTTACAGGCAGTTAGTAAACACTCTTTTAGGACCCAACGAAGATAAATTTGTATTTGCTAATTCTGGTGGTTCTACTCCTGAACCAGATTATATATATGCTATTTCAATAGCTAGAGAACAACTTCGTGAAAAGATGGATCCAGGCAATTGGGAATTACATTTAAGTGGTTCTGGTATTCCAGGACAATATGGATTAACAAAATTAATTGATGACAGTGATGCTACTACAAATCCAACTATCAATCAAGGTGGTAGGGTATTCAATGTCGTTAGTGGTTCTATAGCTGGTGGTACAGCCTCTACATACGAAGCTGCATCAGACCAACCAGGTGGTGGACTTGGATTATTTTATCCTGATACGGGATTAATAATATTAAACGGACCAGCAATAAATGCTACAGCTTCACTTTCTACTGGAGTTGCTTCTAATACAGAAGGTGGTAATGTAGGAAAATTCTATGAAGCTATAAGAGGTGAAGATAAATTTCAAGCTCGAAGAGAAGAAGTAATTACTTCACAACATTATTTTTGTAGAGTTCCAAATAGACAATTTAACTTTAGTTCTAATCCAACTTTTACTTCTGGATCAGAAGGTGATTTTACTGTTTCAACTTTTGAAAAAAATCCAAAAACTTTTATAACACAAGTGGGATTATACAACAATAACAATGAGTTGTTAGCTGTTGCTAAGTTAAGTAAACCATTACTGAAATCTTATTCGAGAGAAGCGCTTATTAAAGTAAAGCTGGATTTCTAAGCTTGGGAGATATAGGTCATGTTTAAACGGCTAGACCCAAGAGACATCAATATAACACCTTTTAAAGCTTATAAGGAGTTTACTGTTACTAATACAGATAGTGGTAGTGGCGTTTATGGTTTTAGAGCAATTAGTTCAAGTGCTCATAATTTTAATCCTGATACAGCAACTAAAACAACTTTTGATTCCGCTAGTTTTTATCATATACCTACTTGGTTTACTGTAAGACAATTATATTATCGTGATACAGAAAACAATTACAATAATTTTGGTTATAATCCAACTACTCAATATAGATTATTACAACCATCTGCTTCTATTATTTCAGTTTCTAAAGATTTATTTGGTGAAAGAATAAAACCAAAATCTATTACATTATCTGATGATAGCGGAGCATCTACTTTAACTATAAAAGATGATGGTAAAGGTAATTTGTATGATAACGATTATTCTTCTAGTTTTGCTGAGTTTGCAGCCGGTGGATTTTCAGATTCTGATATCATAAAATCTACAGGAAGTTTTGTTGGTAATATATTTTATGAACAAGGATTACTTATTTTTACTAATACAGGATCTAAATATGTTGACATTGGAACTGGAACAGGTACTGATGGATATAGTTTAGATTATAAAGCTCAAACTACTATTAGAGAACATTCATATACTTGTGTTATTGGAGAAAATGAACTGAATGGTACGATGAATATATCTTCTACATTTCAACGAAGTGGTAGTATATCCGTATCTGGCTCAGAAAGTTGGAAATTATTTCCACCTGGTCATGCAACTGCTAAATCAGGTTCTTATAAACATTATTATCAATCTGCAAGAGATTATGAGGGATTTGTAACACATTCTGAATTTAGGCCATATATTACAAAAGTTGGTTTGTATAATGATTTCAATGATCTTATTGCTGTAGGACAACTATCTCATGCAATAAAGAATGATGATGATTTAGCTTTGGCTATTCAAGTAAGGTTTGATGCGTAATGGGTAAGTTCAAAAGAATGATGGAAGTTTCATCTAATGTTGGCAACTATTCTAATGCTGATGAGGGAGAACCAGATACAGGATTTATTAGAGGCAATAAAAAGAGAAAATTAGGAACATTAGCTGGTAAACCTGAACCTTGGTTTGAAAGAGGTGGTTATACTCAAACTCAATTTCCTAAAGCTGATTTTATTTATGGAAAAGGTGAAGAGGAAGATTTTGCAGTAAGAAAAATTGCTTATGTATCGCAAATAGATAAAGATTTTGAAGCACATTTTGAAAAATGGGAAGATTGGGTAGCTGGTGATGATTTTGAAGAACAAAATACTGAAGAATTAAAAGAATCAAAATATAACAGAGCTATGAAATACTCATTATTAGAAAGAGTAGATTTCTTTGATACTGCACAACAATTAGTAAAACAATATGGTTTAAAATCTAAAATAAAGTTTACCAGAGGCAGTCAAATGGCAGAATATGTTCCTGAAACTGATACAATAACTCTAAGAAGGTCATACCCATCTATAAAAGAATTTTTGATGACTATACTACACGAAATCAAACATGCATTGGATGCTAAAAGGTTAGGTGTAAGAAAGTACATAAAGAAGTATGTTCAGGCTGGTACGATGGCTACATACAAAGGATTAGACCCACACGATGATAATAAGTGGGAAGAGAAGGCAGAAAGGTTTGCTAAAAAAGAATTACATAAATGGATGTAAAAAAAATTGTATAATAAAAAATAACTTGATATATATTATTAATGTTGACATTTAATTCGGTTGTAAAATTCTTAAAGGTTTTTTATCAAAATATCTTTGCCCTGATTTTACATATTTCAATTAAATATTAACAAGTAAACAAGTAACAAGTACTAAGTATGAAATCAAGAAGTGCCAAGAATAAAGGCAAAAGACTTCAAAACTCTGTAAGAGATCTTTTGTTAGAAACATTCAATCAATTAGAACCTGATGATATTCGTTCAGCAATTATGGGAGAATCAGGAGAAGATATTAAATTATCTCCAGCAGCTCGTAAACTCATTCCTTACTCATTTGAATGTAAAAATCAAGAAGCTATTAACATATGGTCGTCATTACAACAAGCTGAAGAAAATAGTGGTGATTACGATCCTGTCTTGATATTTAAAAGAAACAGAAGTAAAACTTATGCTGTTATTAACATAGAAAAATTTATAGAACTAATTAATGAAAATAATAAATCTTCTAAATAGAGTTATAGGAAATCACGGAAGACAATTAAAAAAATCCAATGAGTATATGTATTGGTCTCCGTTTATTTCACATCACAAACCTAAACTCCAAATAAACACACAAACTCAGAAATGGCATTGTTGGGTATCTAATCAAGGTGGTCATAACCTATTTCAGTTATTTAAGAAATTAAAAGCTAGTAAAGAACATTTTGATGAGTTAGTAGAGATAGTTGGAGATTCCAAATCACTATCATCAAAATTTAATAAAGTCAAGGATAAAAAAATAGTAAGATTACCTAATGAGTTTAAAGCGTTATGGAAAAAGGGAAGTAGCATAATCAAAAGACACGCGATGGTTTATTTACAAAATAGAGGTATTGGTATGACAGATATTATTAGATATGGTATTGGTTATTGTGAAGAAGGAGTTTATGCTAATAGAATTATTATCCCATCTTATAGTTCAGATGGAGAATTAAACTATTTTGTAGGTAGAGATATTTACGATGGTGGTTTTAAATATAAAAATCCTCCTGTATCTAAAGATATTATTGGATTCGATTTATTTATCAATTGGGATGAACCAATTGTATTATGTGAGGGTGTGTTCGATGCTATAGCTATCAGAAGAAATGCTATCCCTCTTTTTGGCAAAACTATCCCAAAGTCGTTAATGAAAAAAATATACGAAAAACAAGTTCAGCAGATATATATATTATTAGACAGTGATGCTATTCGTGATTCAATAAAGATGACAGATGATTTGATGAAAAATGGTATTGATGTTTATTTTGTTAACTTATCAGAAGAAGATCCATCTGATATGGGGTTTGAAAAAACTATCAATCTCATAAAAGAAACTAAACAAACTTCTTTTTCTGATTTGATGAGGATGAGATTAAATGGCAAAACAAAAAAATATATGGAAATTTAACGATGAAGAGTGGAAAGCTCATATCGATGATAAATCATTGTATGAGATAGTAAAAGAAAAATTTAATTTAAAATGTGGAACTATTTACTATGAAAGTGGAAGTTTATCTAAAGAAACCTCTTGGGATGTAATAGTACCAAATGATAAAATAGAAAAAGTTAAAAAATTCATAAAGGATAATACTTGATTAAAGAAAATGTTGTTAAAGTACCTTTTCGTAAATTAAAACATATTCATCACATATCTGATATTCAAATCAGAAATTTAAAGCGACATAAAGAATATGAAGAAGTGTTTGAACGCACATACGAAGAAGTAAAAAAACATAAAGATAATGCCGTAGTCTATATCGGTGGAGATATAGCTCACTCAAAAACAGAAATGTCGCCTGAATTAGTCGATCAGCTTTCACGATTATTTAAGAATCTGGCAGATATATGTCCTACGATTTTAATCGCGGGTAATCACGATTGTAATCTAAATAATCGTTCGAGAATGGATGTTCTTTCTCCTATCGTAAACAACCTACAACATTCAGATTTACATTATTTAAAACATAGTGGTGTTTATAAATGTGCTGATGCTAGATTTGTTGTATGGGATGTATGGGAGAAAGAAGATGACTATATTGAAGCAAAAGATGTTGAGGGTGATACAAAGATAGTTCTTTTTCACGGAACAGTTGATAAGTCAGAAACGGATTTAGGATTTAAATTACCATCCGATGTTAAAATATCTAAATTCAAAGGTTACGATTTGGGATTGCTTGGTGACATCCACAAAAGACAGCATCTCGATAAAAAGGAGACCATCTCATACTGTGGTTCTCTGGTTCAACAGAATCATGGAGAAGGGTTGAGCCATGGTTATTTATTGTGGGATGTTCCGAAAAGAAAATCTGAGTACATAGAAATACCGAATGACTACGGCTATTATACAATCGATATAGATAAAGGTAAAGTTCCTGATTGTCCAG